AAAGGTCCGCGGCTATACCGTCGGTACCTGGCGCAACAAAAACGCCGCACAACGCGATTACAGACGTTTCAGATTCAGCAGAAGACGACGGCCCGGGCATCGCCCACTATCGCAAGGTCGAGCTGATAGCCGCCATCAACACGGCCAAGCTCGATATTGCCCTGCGAACCGGCGAACGTTTCCCGGTGGCGGACATCGGAAGCCATGCTGGCGCGCTCGGGGCAACGCTGCGCGCATCGCTGGAACGCCTTGTCGACACCACGGCAGCGCGCCTGACGCTAGCCCACACGAACGCCGCACGGGTGGAGCTGATAAAGGCGGAAACGACAAGCATCCGCCGGCTGATGACGAAGCAGTTTGTCCGCTCGATTCGGGCATTGAGAGAAAGCGCCAAGACAAAATGATCACCGTCAAAATCGAAGGCATGGCAGCCCTGCAAGCCAGCCTCGGCAAGCAGGCAAGCCAGATTCCGTTCGCAGCCGCGAGAGCACTCACCGTCACCGCTCACTCTGTGCACGCCGACATCAAGCGCGCACTCGCTGCCGGCGTGAAAGGAGGCGCTACGCCCTACACGCTGCGGTCGTTTTCGGTCAAGGCTGCCACCAAGGCGACGTTGACGGCCGAGGTCGGATTGAGGACCGACGCGCCATCAGGAGGAACACCATACGAGCAGGCCATCGCGCACCTGTTTCACGGCGGAACGCGCCGCTTCAAGCGGCTGGAGGGCTGGCTTAAAGGCCGCGGGCTGATGCCCACATCGATGCAGCTTGCGCCAGGGGCCCGGGCTCCGCTCGATCAACGCGGCAACCCTCGGCAGGCGGCCATCAAGGAGATGTTGGGCATCCTTTCGGCGTATCGCCGCAACCTGCAGACGTTTCGACGAAGCGGAAAATCGAAGCAGGAAAAGGCCATCGGCTTCTTCGTCGTTCTCCCCGGCTCGATCGCCTCCAAGCATCTAGCGCTCGGCATTTATCGGCGAATCACATCAGGATCTGCAAGCGCCATCGAACCGTGGTTCCACTTCTCGGCGCCCGGTACGTATCAACGACAGTACGACCTTGATGCCATCGGCTCGCGAACCGTGGCACGCGTCTGGCCGGCCAATTTTGAGTCGTCTTTGGCCAAAGCACTTGCGACAGCACGGTGATCGAAGGATCGTGACGCAATCACCGACGATCACCGAACTACAGACCGAACGCGCTCGCCTAAAGGCGACCGAGGCGCAGCGCAAATTCACTGAAGCGCTCGCACAGACTCGCCGCGCCGAAGACCTGCACGCTGTAGCGGCCGCTGTTCGCCGGCTGATTGCCGAGGCGCTTGACGACATCCCGGCCCGCTTTGCCGCCCTGATCGCAGGAGAGACCGAAGAAACCCGCGTCCACTACCTGCTTTCGGAAGCCGCCCACGATCTGCTGGCAACCATCGCCGCGAAGGCAGCCGCCACCACGAACGCGCTGCCCGAATTCGGCACCAAGTTTGCCCGAGGCGCCAAGCCGCGCGACTTGCTGACCGTCTCGCAATTCGCCGACCGACACCGCTGGATTTCCGCCGGCACGAACGCTCCAGGGCAGTGGCGAACGTCGCTCACACCGTACCTGCGCGACATCATGGACGATCTGTCCGAGCATTCGCCAGTGCGTACCGTCGTCTTCTGCAAATCTGCAGGTGTTGGCGGCACCGAGGCAATGTTCTGCTGGATCCAGTACGTGATGCAACACCTCGGCAACCGGGATTTGCTGCAAGTCGTGCCGTCGCTCGAACTGCGAGACCGATCCTTCAACCCGCGGCTGTCGAAGCTGATCGACGAAAACGCCGGCCTGAAGGAACTCGTCACCCGCGCGTCACGCAACGCCGCAAACCGGGCCGACATTCTCGAATACGGCGCCAACTGCCGGCTGATCAAAGCCGGCGCAAACTCCGCCGACAGCCTGCGCTCCGACCACTTGCCTTACGTGATCTGCGACGAGGTCGACGCGTATAAGTGGGATGTCGGCGGCGAGGGCGATCCAATGACGCTGATCGAAAACCGGCAGCGCACGTTCTCGAGGGCGAAGACGTTCTTGATTTCGACACCGACGAACGAGGGCGAAAGCCGCATCTATCAGGCGTATCTGCGCTCCGACCGCCGCCGCTATCACGTCCCATGCCCGCACTGCGGAACCCATCAGCCGCTGATCTGGTCCCCGGAAACGATGCGCTACCGCATCGAGATTGTCGACCACTCCGACGGCAAGGCAACCGACGCAGCGACAGAGCAGAAGGTGGTCGTCGACGCATGGTACGTCTGCACCGACTGCGGCGCCGAAATCCGCGAAGGCAGCAAACCGGCAATGCTCGCCGCAGGCCGCTGGATTGCTCAACGGCCGCACGTGAAGGCCACCCGCGGCTACCACATCAATGCGCTGTACTCGCCTGTCGGGCTCGGGCTTACCTGGCTGCAAATCTGCCAGAAATGGGTGGACGCTCAGCAGGACTCGTCAGCCTTGAAGGCCTTCATCAATACCTACTTGGGCGAAGTTTGGCGCGAGGAAGGCGACGGCGCAGACGCCAACACCCTGCAGACGCGCGTGGAACAATGGGATGCTGAGGAAATCCGAGTCAAGGTCCGCCCGTTGCGCGTGGTGGCTGGCGTCGACGTGCAGAAAGACCGCCTTGAAGCCACCGTCGCAGGATTCAGCACCGGCGAAGAATGCTGGGTTCTCGATCACATCATCATCCCTGGCGACACTACGCAAATTGCTACATGGGACGACCTGCACGCCGCGCTATCGGATGCCGGCGTGACTCGGGCAGCAATCGACAGCGGATTCAACACGTCGTTTGTACAAGCATTCTGCGACCGTTACAACTGGGCGATCGCGACCAAGGGCATATCCGGCCGCGGCCGCACGCTGATTGATGACGACCTCAAGCGCCGGCAACGCCTTCGACGCAAACGCAAACGCGGGCAGCCCGTAGAGCCGATTGGAGTCGATCAAGGGAAGTCAATCATTTATGCCAGGCTCAAGCTGCCGAAGCCAGGGCCGGGATATTTCCATTTCCCAGCCGACAACGTTTTTGATGACGAATATTTCCTGCAGCTTGCCGCCGAAGAGCTGCGCACCAAAATCAGGAACGGCCGCCCTGTCGCTGAATGGGTGCAGATTCGCCCGCGAAACGAGGCGCTTGACTGCCTGCTGCTCTGCCTCGTCGCTCACCGCCTTGCCGGCGAACTTCCGGCCGCAAATCCGGCACAAAAACAACCGGCCGCACGCAGGCCAGTCGCATCACCGAACATTGAAAGGTCAGAATGGAACGCGAGACTGTGAATCGCCGGGAGGCGTCGCTCGAATGGCTTTGCGAACAGATTGCAGACGTTGTTCGGCCAGAGTTCGGAGGATCGGCCGAGCGCAGCCAGTCGCTTGCTCAAGCCGTGATGAAAAGGCTTCGCGAGCGCTGTGGCGGAAGGCACATCTACATTGCAAGCGCGGTGAAACTGCGCCATGAGGCGATTGTTTCAGAGTTCAACGGGCGCAACATTGCGGAATTGGCGCAGAAACACGGCGTTTCCGAGCGCTGGGTTTATCGTCTGACCAGCAAGCCAAAAGAACCGCGCAAAAGGTGAACGTTTTGCTCTAGTTCGTCCACGCAAGGCTGCGCAGAATCCTGTTTCATGCGCAGCGATTACACTCCTCCTTTGCGGCTTCGCCCCGTCCGCTCCTTCCAAGCAGTCGCTGCGCACCCCGTATGAGCTCGGCAAGCGATCGCCTCGCCGCGTATCTGGCCGCTGAACTGGCGATTCTCGGTCGGCAGTCATACACCATTGGCGACCGCTCTCTGACGATGGCGGATCTATCCGAAGTCCGTCGCGCAATAACCGCGCTACAGAAGGAAGTCTCCGCGGAAACCGCTGGCACATCCGGCCGCGTCGGGCCTCGTCACATGCTCTGCGACTTTCGATGACGGACCCAGCGCGCGCCAACCTGATCGACCGCCTGTTTGCCGCCGTGGCGCCAGTCGCCGCTTTGCGTCGCGCCGCCGCCCGTCGAGTTCTCGCCAGTTACGACGCCGGAACGCCAAGCCGCCTGCGGCGATTCTCTCGAGAGACTCGCTCCGGAGATCACCTGGCCAACCTGCAATCGGCATCTATCCGCACCCAGGCGCGCGACCTTGATCGCAATCACGATCTGGCAAAAGGCGCGTTGACTGTGATGGTCAACAACATCGTCGGACCTGCCGGTGTTGGAATTGAACCGCAGCCGCGATCGGTATCAGGCGAGATCCTTGACGAACTTTCGCGCCAGCTTCTCGAACTCTGGCGGGACTGGCAGCGGCTGCCGGAAGTCACGCGCGCGCATTCGTGGGCTTCTGTTCAGCGGCTCATGTGCCGTACCTGGCTACGCGACGGCGAAGGTTTCGCGCAACTGCTCGAAGGCTCTATCCCGTCGCTAGACCACGGGACGAAAGTACCGCTATCGCTTGAAATGATCGAGCCTGACTTGGTGCCAACGGAAGCCGAAACGATGCTGCCACAAGGCGGTGGAATCGTGCGCAACTCATGGGGCCGGCCTGTCGAATATCGCGTCTACAAGCGTCACCCCGGCGCCAGCGTTCGACTGTTTCAAGCCAGCGATCTGAAAACCATCCCAGCCGATCGGATGTTGCACTTGATGCTGACCGACCGCATTGGACAGGGCCGCGGTGTTTCGGTGCTCGCTTCGGTGATCACCCGGCTCGAAGACCTCAAGGACTACGAGGAAAGCGAGCGAGTCGCAGCGAAGATCGCAGCGTCAATGGCCGCGTACATCAAAAAATCAGAGCCGGACCAGTACGCCATGGAGACCGACGCGGGTGGAGAAGTCATCCCGCGCGACATGCGCTTCCGCCCTGGCATGATCTTCGACGACCTTCGCCCTGGCGAAGAGATCGGCATGATAGACACCAGCCGGCCGAACACCAATCTACAGGCGCACCGCGACGGCCAGCTCCGCGCAATCGCCGCCGGCATCGGTGGCAGCTACAGCTCCATCAGCCGCAATTACAACGGAACCTACTCCGCGCAGCGCCAAGAACTGATCGAGCAGTGGACGCACTACCAGTCAATGACAGAGGCGTTTACAGCGCAATTCGTCAGGCCTGTGTGGGAACGTTTCGTTGCTCTCGCTCTTGCCTCTGGTCTGATCAAAGCACCGCTTGAACTCGACCTGGCAACGCTCGACGATGCGCTATTCGTCGGTCAGACAATGCCATGGATTGACCCGGCGAAGGAAGCGCAAGCGAACGAGATTCTTGAGCGCAACTGCTACAAGTCCGGACCGGAAATCATCCGCGCCCGCGGTGGCAATCCTCGCGAAACGCTGACGCAACAGGCCAGTTGGTCGCGCGAAAAGGCAGAACGTCTTGGAGTACAGAACGCCGCCAGAGACATGAACTCCGACGCGACCGACCAAGAAAACAACGCCGAAAACAACACGGAAAACGCCAATGCAGCCTGAACAAATCCAGAACGCGCCGCCGTCATGGTGGGCAATCAACTGTCGAAGCGGCAGCCGCTCGGCAGAAGTGAGCATTTATGGCGACATCGGCGAAAGCTGGTCTGATGAAACCGTGACCGCTCGCGCATTCGTTGCCGAGATCGCCAAGCTCCAAGTCGACATCCTGCTCGTCCGCATCAATTCGACAGGCGGAAGCGTCCCCGACGCGCTCGCAATCTACAACGCGCTGCGCCGCCATTCGGCCGCCGTCGTCAGCCGCGTCGAAGGTGTTGCCGCCAGCTGTGCCTCAATGATCGCCATGGCAGGCGATACCGTCGAGATGGCCGAAAACGCCATCCTGATGATTCACGCTCCGTGGTCAGGCGTCGCCGGCAATGCCCGAGATTTGCGCGAGATGGCCGACACGCTCGACCGCTTCGCCGCGTCCATGGCTACCAGTTACGTCCGCCCGAAGACCAAAGACTCGCCCGGCCTGACATATGACGAAGCGCTTGCGCTGCTCACTGACGGCGCCGACCACTGGTATAGCGCAAGTGAGGCGATGGGCGCCGGCCTGGTCGATCGCATCACCGAAGCGCAGCGCATTGCCGCCGCCGTTGACATGCACCGCTATCAAATCCCGCCAAGGCTCAGGCCAGCGGCATCTCTCCCACTGGCAAACAAGGAACCAACTATGAACCCCGAAGAAATCCAAGCCGCTGCACTTGCGGCGAAACCCACTCCGCAAGAAACCGTCGCGCCTGCTGCGGCCATGATTCAGATTGACGAAATCAAGGCCGAAGCTCTGCGCGATGATGCGCAGCGCCGGCAGAACATCGAAGCGATTGCCTCGCCATGGCTGCAAGGCGAAGGCGCACGCACTGACGTCCGCGAGCTCGTCAAGGCTGCCAGCAACAGCGGCCAGAGCGTCGAGGCTTTCCGCCGCGACTTCCTGATCCTGCTCGGCAAAAATAACCCGGGCATCGGAGGGGGAGTGCTTTTCACCGTTGAAGACGAGACTGACAAATTCCGCGCTGGTGTTACCTCGGGGCTGTTGATCAAGGCCGGACTGTCCGCCAACGACACCGGGAACGAATTCCGCTCATATTCGCTGATCGAGATCGCCCGCGCGTGCTTGCAACGCCGTAATATCTCCATGCGCGGCATGGAAAAAATGCAGGTTGTCGGCGCCGCGTTTACGCACTCCTCGAGCGACTTTACCAACCTCCTCGCCGACGTCAGCAATAAGGCGATGCTCAAGGGATGGGAAAGCGCCGAAGAGACCTTCCAGAAATGGACGAGCCGCGGCAACCTGCCAGACTTCAAGGCCAGCAAGCGCGTCGACATCAACACCTTTCCGGCGCTGGCCAAGGTCGAGCAAGGTGCCGAGTACAAATACGTGACGACCGCCGACCGCGGCGAGACTATCCAGCTCGCTACCTACGGCTCGCTCTTCTCGATCACCCGTCACGCCATCATCAACGACGACCTGATGGCCTTCACCCGCGTGCCTGAGAAAATGGGCCGCGCCGCTATCCGAACCGTCGGCAATCTTGTCTACGCCATCCTGACCGGCAACCCGAACATGGCAGACGGTGTTGCGCTGTTCCACGCGAACCACGCCAACCTGCTGACCGGCGCCGCCATTTCGACCGCATCGGTAGACCTGGCCGCCGCCGCAATGGCTCGCCAGACGGACCCGACCGGAACGACGCTCAACATCAATTTGGCGTACCTGATTGTTCCTCGCACGCTGAAAGGTCTGGCATTGACGGTCGCCACCAGCGAGCAGGAAATCACCGCCGGCAAGACAGCGACGACGCCCAACTGGATGCGAAACACCTTCGAGGTGATCGCCGATCCTCGTCTTGACTCGACATCAACTTCCAACTGGTTCGGCGCTGCGTCGCCGGTCACGAACGACACCATCGAAGTAGCCTATCTCGACGGCAACGACCAGCCGCAGCTGGAGCAGCAAGGCGGATGGACGGTGGACGGCGTTGAATTCAAGGTGCGCATCGATGCAGGCGTCAAGGCGCTTGATCACCGCGGCCTGGTCAAGAACCCGGTCTGATAACCAACCACGATTGATTTGACACCCGCGGGCAGCCGCGGGCCTTAAAAAGGAAAACCGCATGAAAACTTTTTTGTACGAGGGTGACACCCTCCCGCTGACCCCGGCCGCTGCTGTTGCCTCCGGCACCGGATACCTGTTTGGCGCTGCACTTTTCGGTGTCGCTGTGGCTGATGTCGCCAATGGCGCCACCGGCGCATTCCTGACTGAGGGTGTCGTGACGATCGCCAAAACATCAGCGCTCGCAATCACGATCGGAGATCGGCTGTTTTGGGATGCTACCAACAGCGTCGTCAACAAAACCAGCGTCGGTCAGCAGTGCGTCGGCGTGGCTTTCTCTGGCGCATCCAACCCGTCGAGCACCGTGCAGATGAAGATCGGCCAGTATTTGCCGGCCGCGACCTGATACGCGCTGGAAGAACCGCGCGGCTCGCGCCGCGCGCTGACAACTCTCGACTGCTGGCCACATCATGACGACCCTAACCAGACCACAAGCAACAGACTACCTAGACGGCGCAGGCGTCGAGCTTGACCTGGTGCTCGGCGAGTATGCTGACTTGATAGAGGCTACGGAGTCAGGCCTGTCGACGCACGACCACAACGGCGGCGACGGAGGGCAGATTGCTTACGCCAACTTGTCTGGTCTCCCAACTCTCGGAACTGCTGCTGCCCTTGATGTCGGAACGACTGCAAACAAGATTCTGCAGCTTGACGCAACGGCAAAGCTTCCTGCTGTCGATGGATCGCAACTGACCAATCTTCCCTCCGTAGTTGGCGACCACGGCGCACTTTCTGGCCTGGCTGATGACGATCACGCGCAGTACCACACTGACGCACGCGGAGACGCCCGTTATTCAGTCATCGCGCACAATCACGCCGGCACCTATGAGGCATCCGGGGCTGTAGCTACGCATTCTGCGTTAACCAGTGCTGTGCACGGGATTACAGCTTTCGGTGCATCTCTCGTTGACGACGCAAGCGCAGCAGATGCTAGAACGACCCTCGGGCTTGGTGCCGCCGCGTCTCTCAACGTAGGCACGGTCGCCGGGACGGTCGCTGCCGGGGACGACGCGAGGATCGTAGCCGCCGCACCGGAAACAACCTCAACGATTGGCACCCTGATTGC